ATAGAATAAGAATCCGTTGTATTAGTTGTTATTTGGTTTTGTATAGAGGTTGCCCCAATTACACCAGCAGCCACTTCAGCAAATATACCAGTGTATTGGTTAAAACTATTAAAGACATTACTATATCCAAAATTGGTATTTGTAGTTCCCGCTCTTGCTATGTTTGGAAAAACTGAGTTGTTTGGATTTGTTAGTGTTCCATGATAATGTGTTCTGTTTGAGTTAATCCCCTTTGTAACAGTAAAAAATTCAAAATCCCAATCTCCTGTGAAAGCCGCATCTACTGGAATAACTCCCCCCGCATACTGAGAAGAATCAAATATTATTCTTTGACTTGTTCCCACAGGAATATTTGGCTGTGTATTTGTTATCCATGGAAAAGTAGTTACTGAAACATCATAGGTAATCCAAGATAAAGTTCCCCCAATATCAACCAACATTTTATCCCAACTAGCAGCTCCTGTTTGTTTTGCTCTAATTGAAAAAACAACTGTCATATCCAAAACTCTTGGAGATGAAAAACCAACTTGAACATCTAACAATCCTAATTTGATGGAGGAAATATTTGAAAAATTAAGTGGAATCTGGCAAAACCATCCATCCCCATTTGCTGCATCCTTAAAAGTGTCTATTGGAGTTGATTTTATTATTATTCCTGTTCCTGTTGTTTGGTCTAATGCAGGGAATCCGTTAAAATTATTTCCATCTTCAAAAACACTAAAGTTTCCAATCACTTTTTTCACAGTTGGATAATAATCATATTGAGTCCCAGCTAATTTTTGAAGTCCAGCATTGTTTACATTGGTAACATTCTCAAATTGCAAATCATATCTTCCAAGTTGAGTAGTTCCAATATAAGCTTGATCTAACCTGACTCCACCATTATAATAATATTCTCTAGTTGGTATGTTAATGGGAGCAGCTGTTGTTCCCGATTCATTTATTTGATATTGAGATATTTGAACAAAATGGAAAGTGTGATGCCAATAAACACATCTCATGCCCCAGCTTTTACATAATGCCTCTAAAACTTCATAAGTTGATTTTGGAGTGAAAATTCCATCTTCATTTTTTGAATATAAAGAATTCATTTTGCATTGTGTCCACCTTAAAGGATCGTCAGCTTGGCCTGCTGTTGGCATTGATGCATTATACCAATTTACTGATGTTTTAAAAGTATAGTTAGTTGAAAGTCCTTGAGCTGTTTGAGCTGAACCTGTCTTCAATAAAATTATTTCAATCCAATCAACTATATCATCATAAACATTCCAATAAACATCTCCTGAATTATAAGGAAATTCAACTGCAGCTCCTGTATCTGTATTTGTATCTCTAACAAACGGCCTTTCCTTTAATAAAGACAATCCATCAATTGCTGTTAACTTTACTTCATAAGGGAAGGAAACATCTTCTTTTGCTGCCAAATCCATTATAATAAATCCACTCCAAACGGGCCTTGTTGTATCTCTAGAGTTAAATAAATGAACGTAAACATCCTGCTCTTCAAAAGTTCCATCTCTTAAGTCTGTTATGAAATCTTCCATCCCAATGTTTTCTACAATGAAAGGGATATCTAAAGAACTTGCTAAGATGTAAGTGAATTTTTCTTGACTATCTGTTTCGTATTGTATTTCAGGACCACTTCCTCCAAGATTGATTTCTGTTGATGCACCAGCCCAACCATCAACCCAAAACTCTAAAGTGTAACCCTCATTTGCCATTGACTTGTAGTCAATTTCATATTTTTTTCCGTATGCCATTAAACGCTTCTTTGTCTGTTAGTTCCTGTGTTTCTATTACTTAAAAATATATCATTACCTTTTATAACTCCCTCAACTATTACATTCTGAGATCCCCCACCGATAAAGTTTTTCAATTTATCTAATGGAGCAATAACTTCAGGATTTGATGCAGTTGTTCCAATTCCCTCTCCAATTAATCCTACTGTTGGACCAGTAACCAAACCACCATCAGCAAATCCCATTATACTTCCTAAATTTTCTTTTATGCTTAATATACTAAAAGCAGCGGTTCCTCCCCCCATTAGTGACTTTATTAAAGTCATCACTGCTAATTGAATTAATAAACTTTGTATTGCTTTTTTAATGTTTGCAACAAACACATCAAAGAAATTTTCTTGTGAAGTTAAAGCACTATCCAATGAACTGGTTAATATATCTCCAAACATTCCCATTCCTGAATTAAATAATTTTTGTTCTAATGAAAGGTCTCTGAAAACTGTGGTCAATTCTTCAGCACTTTTTATAGTCTTTTTTGGTATTAATGATTCATTAATTTTTTTAGTATGTGCCAACTCTATATTTAAAGCTTTATATACTTTTTTATTTTCATCAACATCCTTTGTATTTGTAGTAGTTACTTCTCCAACATTCTCTATACTTTTTGCCAACTCATCAGCTTCTTGCTTTGCCTCCAATTGTTTTTGTTTCAATTTAAAAAGAAGCATGTTTAAATCTTGAATTTGTTTTGTCTGCTCATCACTTAAAGCAACTCCTTTTGTGAATTGACTTGGTTTTATTTCAAATCCTCTTATCTGTTTTATTAATGCCTCAATCTCTTCTATTTGTAATTGAAAAGAATCTTTTCCCATATCTCCAATAGATTTGGAAAGTCTTTTTATTTTTTCTTCTGTTGATTCAACACTGCCTTCAAACTCATCATTTGCAACAGTTGCATCAATTGTAGATTGAGTATAAGATAAAAAAGCTCCCGCAGCTAGAGCAAGTGTTCCAATCAAGATTCCAATTGGATTGGTCATTATTGCTGTTTTTAAAACTCTAAATGCTCCAGTCATTGCACCAAGCATTCCATTTGCCGCCCATCCCGCAGCGGTCATTCTAACCATTGAAGCCATAAAAATTTTAAATGAAGCAGAAGCAACAAGAATAGTATTTCTTAAAGTCACAAAAATACCTATTAAACTTGATATTCCGAGAGATATTTTTCCAACAATTATTAAAAAAGGTCCTAGAGTAGCAATAAATAACGCCCATTTTACAATGCTCTTTTGTGTTTCAGATGAAAGACCTGAAAACCATGAAACCAGTTTTGATATTTTATTTATAACCGCCTGAAAAACTGGAACAAGTATTTCTCCAAGTTGTATTGCTGCTCCCTCAAGTTGAGAACGCATTTTTCGTAATGAACCAGCAACCCCTGAATCCATAATTTCTGCCATTTTTTGAGCCTCTCCAGTTGAATCCCTGAAGTCTGAAGTCAAGTTTTGAATTTCAACTCCACTTTGTGCAAGAATAGTTGCAACATTAGCTCCTCGTTTCCCAAACATATCCATTGCAACTGCCAAAGGTTCTGTTGATGAATTTATTTCATTCATAGCCTGGTCCCATGTTTTACCGCTTTTGGCTAAGTCTAAAAATATATTTCTCAAAGCTGTTCCAGCTGTTGAAGCCTCAACTCCATTATTGACTAAAACCCCTAAAATTGCAGTTGTTTTTTCAATATCAGCTCCAGCCATTTTTGCAACAGGAGCAACAGAAGCCATTGCAGTTTCAAATTTAGTCATGTCTAAAGCTGTGGAACTAAAAGAATCAGCCATAACGTCTGTTATTCTTTGCATGTCAGTTGCTTCCATTCCAAAAGCATTCATAATTTTTGCAGTAACAGTTGCAGCTTGAGCTAAATCAGAATCAGTTGCTTGAGCTAAATTCAATATTGATTCAGTTGATTGATTTATTTGTGTTGGAGTTAAACCTAACTTTGAAAGATTAAGTTGAAGTTCTGCAACTTGTGCCGCTGTAAACATGGTGGTAGAACCTAAAAGTTTTGCAGATTCAGTTAAAGCTTTAAATTCCGCATCAGTAGCACCTGAAATTGCTTTTACTTTAAGCATTCCCTGTTCAAAGTCTGCAAATGTTTTCAATGAAACTGCTGCAAGTCCAGCAATTGGAAGTGTTAATCCAGTAGTTAAATTCTGCCCAGTTCTTTGAACATTCTTCCCAAACTTTTTGAGATTCTTCTGAGCTTTTTTCATTGCTCGGTCAAACCCTTTTAAGTCTGCACCAAATTTGAAATTTAAAAAACCAATTGCTTTACTTGCCATGTTCTATTCTTTTTTTATATAATTCTGCTTTATTTTTCAAATCTTCAAAATCAATTTTCGTTGTATCTTTCTCCCATTCAAATTTACCTAAATCCTGAGGCTTTAAACTCTTACCTTTTGAAAGCTGGATGTTTAATAATAAACAAGTGCTCCATCTCGTTCTTTCCCAATCACTTCTTTGCCTCATATTCTCCAACTCATAAAACCCATCAACCTTGTTCCAAAACTCTCTTGGTAACATGTCATAAAAATCATCAACATTCATTCCTAATTGTCCGAATGCTATCCTCTCAAGTTTTGGCCAAGTTAGCTCTTCTTTGCTCTCTTGGCCTTTGGCTTTTTTTCTTCATCTCCCATCATTGCTC